TTTTATAATATTTATAATAAATTATTGGCCTTAACAGGAAGTGGACTTATAATGAGTAGCCAACCGTAATAAAATAAAAATATGCCAAATTGGAAAAAAGTAGTCGTCAGTGGATCTGACGCATTAATAAGCCATTTAACCGCAAGTGGTGGTATTATAGCAAATACCGTAACGGGAACTGTCGCAACCGCTACCCAAGCAACAATAGATCACGATTCTTTAGCAAATTTTGTTGCAAATGAACACATAGATCACTCAGCAGTAAGCGTTATAGCAGGAACAGGATTAACAGGAGGAGGAACTATTGCTGCCAATAGAACATTAAACGTAATAGGGGGAACAGGTATTACTGCAAACGCAAACGACATAGCTATCACAGCTGGTGGTGTTGATACAACTCAATTAGCAGCAGACGCAGTAACAGGTGCTAAAATTGCAGACAATGCTATTGATTCAGAACACTATACTGATGCCTCTATAGATACAGCACACTACGCAGCAGGTTCAGTAGATGCTACAGCTCTTGGAGCTGATTCAGTTACAGCTGCAAAAATAGGCGACAATGTAATTAATTCAGAACATTACGCTGCAGATTCTATAGATGCGGAACATTATGCAGCCGGTTCAGTAGATGCTACAGCACTTGCTTCTAATGCAGTTACAACAGCTAAAATTAATGCAGACGCAGTAACAGGAGCTAAAATAGTAGACAATGCTATTAATTCAGAACATTATACTGATGGTTCTATCGATACTGCTCACATTGGAGATGATCAAGTTACTAGCGCTAAATTAGCACACTCAATAGCAATTGTAACTAAAATTACTTCACCAACATCAAAAATAGGCTTAAGAGATTTAGATTGGGCAGGTAATATAGCAGGTAGTGATGTTACTGTTGCTCAAGGAGACGTAATATACCACGCAACAACTACAGCTACAACAGCAGGTAATATTTATGCTATGAATACTTCAGGGATTGTAGTTCCAGCTGACGCTGATGCAGTTGCAACAGCATCAACTGTATTGTGTGTTGCTCTCGGTGCTAATGCATCTCTTGGATTATTATTAAGAGGAACAGTAATACTAAGAACTTCTCCAGGAGCAGATCCAGGACAACCAATTTATTTAAGTACAACTGCGGGTAATGCTCAAGCAGCAGCTCCAAGTGGAACTGGAGATGTGGTAAGAGTTTTGGGATATCAATTAACCCCTAATGGGGAGGAGGATCAGGTTAACGTTTGTTATTTTAATCCAGACAATACTTGGGTAGAATTAACATAATATGGCAGACATAAATAAAATAATAAGTGTAGCAGCAACTGCCATTAATAAAGTAGTAGGAGTAGCCATATCAGGTATAGCAGAAATAGTAGACCAAGCTGTTTCATTATTTACAAACGCTCAAGCAGTTTCAAAATCTATTACAACTGGTACTGCTCAAGCAATTTATGTTACAGACAGTAATTCTAGTGGGGTTGAATGGGATGACGACGACGATTTCTCTATTTCATTTTGGGTTAAGCCTGGGTGGGATGCTTCCTTAAATACAAACATACACCTCTTTAGCTCTACAGACGTAGGTGGTGGAATTAATGATGATACATTTAGAATATGGTATGATGAAAGCCTTAACAGACTTAATGTACAATGGAGAAGTGGTGGATCAGACCGAAGACATAATTTTTGGTTATTTCACTCCAATTCAGGAAAATATGCACCCGCCTATGCCGCAGCAGGTTTAGGTGCATCATACTGGAGTTCTGCTAATAGAGGTTACGTTGGCGATGATGATTTTACTATGATAACATTCTGTAAAGGAACCTCAAACTCAGCAGCAGATACAAACATAGATATGTATTGGAATGGTACAACTTTAGGTACTTCACATTACACCACTGGTAATAATCATGGTACACCTGCTATGGGTAATAATGATAAAAATATATTTCTAGGTTCAACCTCATGGACTGCTAATTTTAATAAATCTGGTAATAGCGCCGAAACATTATTTGATGGATTAACTATGTGGAATTCTAAATTAACAGCAACTGAAGTAACGGAATTGTGGAATGGAGGAACTCCTATAGATGCAACAACCCATTCTAATGCTACAGAATTAAAGGGTTATTGGGAATTTGAAGGAAATGGAAACGCTACTGTTGGTGAAAACATGACAATTAATGGTAACTCAAATATAGCAAACAGATAATGAATTATTATATAGTAACATTAGAAGTATTTGAAACATTACAAGCAAGTAATATCCGGTATGTACATAAAAGTCAGGATGGAACACAAAGACTAATAGCAACGACAGATGAAGTAACTGACAGAGTAAGAAAATTTCAGAGTATAACGTCATGTTCAAACTATACATTCACAAACCACTCTGATTGGACTGGAGACGGAAAGGGTATTGAAGAATGGGAAATAGAAGAAACAGAATATCTTTCCGGTCTTTAATTTCTACATATATGTATATCCGATTAATAAATAATTAACAGTAAAACAAATTTTAACACATTTTAAGTTATGGCAGACGCAACTAAATTCTCAGAAGAAGAATTAAAATCACTTCAAGAACTTCAAGTAACCTACAACCAAATTACATCAGCTTTTGGCCAATTAGCATTGACTAGATTAGGTTTAGATAGTCAAGAAGAACAATTAAAAACAACTTTAGTAGACACACGTACTAAAGAAAATGAATTAGCAAAAGAACTTACTGACAAATATGGTAAGGGCTCTTTAAACATTGAAACTGGAGAATTTACCCCTACTCCTGAAGAAATTCCAACAACAACAGAAGAAGTTTCTAAAAAATAACTGTCTTAAAGTATATCTTATATTTATAGGTGATCCCAAAAGGATCGCCTATATCAGTTTTGGTTTGCGATTTCTCCTTATATTTATATGGGAATAGCAATATTGAACTTAACAAAATAAAATTACAATAAGATGGCAGAAACTATTATTTCACCCGGTGTATTTACAAGAGAAAATGATCTCTCGTTTTTACCACAAGGGGTAGGCGCTATTGGCGCAGCATTTGTTGGACCAACTCAAAAAGGACCAGCTTTTGTACCAACATTAATAAGAAACGGATTTAATGATTTCATTAGAAAATTTGGAGACCAACATCCAGAAACATACATTCCTTTTGCAGTAAAAGAATATTTACGAAATGCAGGAGTAGTAACAGTAGTTAGAGTATTAGCAGGTGGAGGTTACACGTATGGTGGTGCTACCAGACCAATTGCTTACATTACTACAAATGCAACACAAAAAGAAATTATAGGTGTACTTGTTCCTTCAAGACAAGCTACATCAGGTGTAGAAGTTACTCCTTCATCAATAAGTTTAAGTGGTTCGTCAATAGTAGATTCTACGGATAATGGTGCAGCTTTATATGGAGATGTAGTTACATTAAAATTAGAAGGAGGAAGTGTAACAGCAACTAACATTAGTACTTCATTTGATTCATCTAATAGTTCTTACGTAACTAAAACATTAGGTTCAGACGCTAACAATAATAAAAGTGGTGCTAATTCATGGTTAGGTGGAAAACCAGCATATTCTTACATACAATTTGATAGTCTTACAACAAATGGTGGGGGTACTGGTGCTGGATTTGCTTCTGGATCAGATCCTTATCCTGCAACAGGAAGTATCCAATTAATAACGGGTTCAGTAGCATCTGTATTTACAAGTTCATTTGTTGAAGGATATGATCACGCTAAAACACCTTTTATTACATCGGGATATTTAAATGCGGGTGGAACAACAGTAGATTTATTTAAGTTCCACACAATAGCAGACGGTGATAATACAAATTCAGAATATAAAGTTTCAATTACTGGTTTAAGAGACAACCCAGACATTGATGGTATAGAACAATATGCAACATTTACAATACAAATTAGAAAATATAGTGACACAGACAAATCACCAATTATTTTAGAAGAATTTAGTAATTGTAATCTTAATCCTAATTCTCCAAGTTTTATTTCAAGAAGAATAGGAGACAGATATCAAGAATATAGTAGAGATTTTGGAAAAGTAATGACAAAAGGAGATTATCCTAACATTTCAGAATTTGTAAGAGTTGAAGTAGCAGAAGGAGTTAATGAAGGATCTTATTCACCAAAATATGAACCAAGAGGATTCCAGTCAGTATTTGATACTATTTCTCCTGCATACCAAAATGAAGTAGAATATAGAATGCCAGCTTACACTAAAGCAGAAGAACAACTAATAGGTGGAAATTATAATTTAAAAGCTTATTTAGGTTGGGATTTTACAAATTTAAACAATTCAAATTGGATTAAAGCAACTCCTAGAAGTGGTTCAGCAACAGCAGACCCAACAACAAATAAAGGATCTAAATTTAATGTAGATGCTTTAAAAATGCACCCAAGTGCATCATCAGGTTGGGCAGCTTTTACTAATACTCCATCAGCATCTTTAGGTGGAAATTTAAGTGCTTCAGTTTCACTAACAGGAGATACAGGACCAAGAGCAGCAGATCTTAAATTTACAGTACCTTTCCAAGGTGGTTCAGATGGTATTGATCCCGCAAAAATTAGATTTTCAGGAGCAAATTTAGCAGCTACAAACGCATTTGGTTTTGATTTAAGTACAACAAGTGCTGTAGGATATAAAGGATATAAAAAAGCCCTAGACATTTTATCAAACCAAGATGAATATGACATTAATATGTTAGCATTACCTGGAGTAATAAAACAATTACACGCCCCAGTAACAGACGCTGCAACAGTAATGGCAGAAGATAGAGGAGATGCATTTTATGTAATGGATTTAGCAATTGAAGAATCAACAGTAAATAATGCAGTAAACGAAGCAAATGGTTTAGACACTAATTATGCTGCTGTATATTATCCATGGGTAAAAGTGCTAGACACTTCGCGTAACAAACCGATCTTTGTCCCTCCATCAGTTATAGTGCCTGCAGCAATTGCTGCGTCAGATCGAATTGGAGCTGAATGGTTCGCTCCAGCAGGTTTAAACAGAGGTGTGTTAGGAACTGTATTAGAAGCTAAAAATAGATTAAATCAAGCTGAAAGAGATAGCTTATATGAAGGAAGAGTAAATCCAATAGCAACATTCCCAGCAACTGGGGTTTGTATTTGGGGACAGAAAACACTTCAAGTAAGACCTACAGCTTTAGATAGAATTAATGTTAGAAGATTATTAATTACACTTAAGAAATTTATCGCAAGTTCTTCTAAATACTTAGTGTTTGAACAAAATACAATCCAAACAAGAAACAGATTCTTAAATATTGTTAACCCTTATTTAGAATCAGTACAACAAAGACAAGGATTATATGCCTTTAGAGTAGTAATGGATGAAACTAACAACACACCAACAGAAATTGACAGAAATAGATTAGTAGGTGGTATTTATTTACAACCAACTAAAACAGCAGAATTCATAGTACTTGACTTTAACATTCTTCCAACAGGAGCTACATTCCCTTCATAAGAAGTTAAAAAGTATTATATTTATAATAGAACAATAAAACATTAAATAAAGATGGCAATATTAAACACAAACGACATGATGTACACAGCATTCGAACCTAAGCTGCAAAATAGGTTTGTAATGTTCATTGATGGAATTCCAGCATTCCTAGTAAAAAAGGTAGGAAGACCAAATGTACAATTTGGAGAAGTAACTCTTGATCACATTAATGTGAAAAGAAAAATCAAAGGTAAAGCTGATTGGCAAAACATCACAGCTGAACTTTATGACCCAATAACACCATCAGGTGCTCAAGCAGTAATGGAATGGGTTCGTTTGTCACATGAATCAGTTACAGGTAGAGATGGTTATTCTGATTTCTATAAAAAAGACATTAGATTTAACGCATTAGGTCCTGTAGGTGATGTTGTTGAAGAATGGATTTGTAAAGGAGCTTATGTTTCCCAAGCAAACTTTGGAGAATTTGATTGGAGTTCTGACACACCAGCAAACATTTCAATTACCATTAGAATGGATTATGCTATCCTAAATTACTAATAGTAATAAATTATATAAAAAGAAAGCGCCTATTTGGGCGCTTTTTTATTTTTCCTATATATGTATATCTGAACTAGTTTTAATAAAAAAATATCGTTATGGAACAAACACAACAAACACAACAAACACAACAACCACAATATCAATTTCCTACTGAGGAAGTTACATTACCATCAAAAGGTTTAATTTACCCTGAAGGATCTCCTTTAAGGTCAGGTAAAATCACGATGAAATATATGACTGCTAAGGAAGAAGACATTTTAACTAATCAAAACTACATTAAAAATGGTACAGTAATTGACAAGTTACTCCAATCATTAATTGTAGATATGACTAAAGTTGAAGATTTATTAATAGGGGATAAAAATGCAGTATTAGTTGCAGCCCGTATTTTAGGATATGGTCAAGATTATACTTTTAAATATCCACACCCCGACACAGGTGTAGAAGAAGAACTTACAATTGATTTAACAGAAGCTGAAGACAAATTAATTGATGAAAGCTTAATGATTAATGGTAAAAATGAATTTGAATTTGAATTACCAACATCTAAAATGTTTATTACATTTAAACTTTTAACACAAGCTGATGAAAAATTAATTGAACAAGAATTAAAAGGTCTTAAAAAAATTAATAAAAATGCATCTCCAGAATTAACTACACGTTTAAAACATGTAATAAAGTCAGTAAATGGTGATCCTACACAAAAAACAATTAGAGAATTCATTGACAACAGCTTTTTAGCTAGAGATTCTAGAGCATTTAGAGCACATTTAGACACTGTTATGCCTGACATTGATCTAACATTCGATTTAACTTTTGACGATGGGACAGTTATCGAAGATGTAACAATTCCTATTGGTGTCGGATTTTTTTGGCCTGACGCCTCAGTATAGGAGTATCCTATTCGGTCAATTGCATGATCTGGTGTACCATGGCGGTGGTGGATTTATACACTCAGAAGTATACAACATGCCTGTTTGGCTAAGACGTTTTCACATTACTAAGATTAATGAACATGTGGAAAAACAAAACAAAGAGCAAAGACAAGCTCAAGGAAATGAACAAGTGGGGGATGATAAGAAGGTTTTAGGACCTAACATTAATCCGTCATCAACATACAACTTTTAAGTAGAGGCATCATAGATGCCTTTTCTTTTTTCATATTTATACACGAATAATACACATTATGGCTAACGGAGACGAAAATAACAGAAAAACAGACAAAACTGATTTGGACATTGCAAGAGAACGATTGGATGTTCAAAGAGAAATGGCAGGGTTAAAGAATAAATCTACTTCTGATGAAAAGTTTAATTTAAGTATAGCTAATAAATTAGTTAATGTTGCTCAAA